TGACGTAGGCGTTTCCAGTTATATATAAATTTGAGCTGGGGTGGTCTGTTCCCGTGACGCCTATCCCTAGACTCGTAGAGGTCGTGTCGAACATGATATTCGATGTCGTACCGACGAACGTCGCTCTATTCGTCCCCTGAAACTTAAGATGACCGTTCGCGGACATATCTATTATTTAGGGAGGTTTTTTTAAACGAAAAAGTCCGGAGGACTTTGTTTGATACGAGTGGCTCTACCACTCGGGATGTCTTTCTTGCAAAGTGGGTTGCACTTTGGAGGAAAAGGTCAACTGCTTAGGCAGTTGGAATAGACGGCCACACAACACCCGTGAGGTTTCCGTCCGCGTCTAAAGTTGGTCGGGCCGTACGAGGCAAGTCCCTTAGAGCTTGGCGGTAATCCTTCCAGTTCTGGATATCCAGTTCGAGCCAGTGTGGATAATCTGGGGTCATGTATTTATCACTCTGGTCGAGGAGAGTGTTCCGTTCCTCTCGGAACTTTTTGATCGCATCAGCGTTCGTTAGTTTGTAGAGTGTATATTCATACGCAATATCGAGAGGTCTTGGAAAGTTCTCGTCATCGAAAACAACACTCTCCCACGTGGTTCCATCGGAGGTATAGGGTTCACCCGGGGCTATACTTTCTAATATTTGGGCGAGCATATACTTTACCGCTACATTTTTATGACACGAATTCTATGTAAACGAAACCATGTTGACCTGTGTGTGTTCCAAATGAGGGGCTGCTCCCATTATTCCTCGACGAACCACCGAGCCCACCAGCGCCCCCATAAGCGTTAGTACCACCACCGGCGTACCCACCACCACCACCACCACCCGTCGAAGAGCCGCCACCACCACCGAACCCCCCGGGCCCATTACTGGAGGAGCTGGGGCCTCCCTGGGCTCGTTGGGAGTCCCCGGTGGTGCCTATATGATAACCGTTTCTCCCACTCCCGTCTCGGCCGGACTCGTAGACAAAACCAGAACCCCCACCCTGTCCCTGTAAGCCGGCTAATGTGCCGTTGATGGTGGTATTACCCTGTGATGTTCCACCATTCGAAATTGCATATTGCGCGTTCCCCGCCCACCGCGTGGCGTTCTTTCCACCACCACCACCACCGACAGCATACAAATATGTTCGATCTTCACTTAGAACCCATGATGCTCCACCACCACCACCACCGCGGTATGAGCCATTCGAACTGCCATACACAGTCGTATCCGCATCCCCACCGGCTTGTCCTACAACTATGGCAAATTTTGTTCCCCTTGTGATCGAAAAGTTTCCTTGGCTATATGCCCCAAGCCCAGCGCCGACGAACGTACCCGCTGAGATGTTGTAGGAATGCCCCCCTCTCGCTCCAGCTGCTTTAATTGTATACGTCCCAGATTTGGGGGCTGTCCATATTTGAAAACCCCTATCGGTGTTGCTGGTGCTGGCGGCGTTGAAATAAGCAGTGTTATCCGTCCATGCGGGGGAATACGCAGAAAGAAGGCTGCTGAGCATCGGTCCCTGCTGTCCCGTTTGCCCCGCATTCGTGAATGTAAATGAAGTAAAGGCGTAAAGTTCGGCACTCCCCACGATATTGATTGCTCTATCTGTGAACAACCCGCTGTTATTATCAGTCAATCGGAATGTTACACTCGTCGTACCCACCGCCGCAATTTGACCTGTTATAGCACCTGTACTCTCGGTAAGAGCAAGACCCCCAGGTAAGGCGTTACTCCCGGGTGCTACATAGAACGTCATATTCGTACCACCACCACCATCTGTACCTACGAGTGTTTGAGTTTGGGACGTACCAGTATCGAACCCCAGGTTCGCACCAGCCGCGGTAGTCCATTCGGCTGGAAACCCTATCGTGGCAGTACTGGCCCCGCTCAAACCCGATGTACTATTAATCCTAACTTTATAGGGTTGTTGGGCGAGAACCCATGATCCCGATCCACCAAAAAATTGTACATTGTTGAGTCCAATATCATAGTCCGTCGAACCCGTGTTCTTTGACTTTATTACCACTCTGAAATAAGAGAATGCTTCAGTTGACCCCGCGGATAGTGTTGTGACATTTGTGGACAGAGTCGTCCCCGTCCCAGCATGAAGTACCGTCCAATTTGTACCGTCGTTGCTCCCTAATATAACAAATTGTCCGTGTTGGAAGTTTGATTGAGCGCTACCTATTACAGCGCGAGATAGTATAACTGGGTTGGGTATTTGTAATTGTATCCAATGCCCACGATGCGTTGTTCCACTTATATCTTGAGTTGCTGCGGAGTCAAGTCCCGCTAAATAGGGTGCATTAGAATCATAGCCCACAGTGGCGTTACCATTTGCACTGTGCCAGTAACTACCCGTAGTCACAACATCATCAAAGGCCTTGTACGCGTTAGTCGAGTTCATTGAGGCACTCGCTGTGTACCCCGTGATCGAATCATTATTTGTCAACGCATTAGGTGGAAACTCAACCGCCTCACCCCCCATCTTGAAAGTTACCTGGGTCCCGGCAGCGTTCGGTGCGCTCGCATCGACAACACTATACAAACTTCCATCGACACCTTCCAATTGTACCGTCGATCCACTGACAATACCTGTACCCGTCACCGTGAATACCTGGGTTGATGTGTCAAAGACAAAGCCGGTGGTAGCGGTGTCGGTAATTTCGTAGATATAGGCAGAACCGGTGTTGGAAATACCACCCGGGTCTTCGTTCGGCGCCCCCGCGATAACCTTCGCCCCATCCCCACTCATGGCGACACTATAGCCGAAGTTGTCACTAGACGCACTGTCCGATGCTCCAATCTTTGCATGTTGGACCCAATTCGAACCATCGTAGGTGAAGATATAGGCAGAACCGGCGTTGGTGTCACCACCAAAGTCCTCACCGTTCGCCCCCGCGATAATCCTCGTCCCATCCGAGTTCATGGCGACCCTGTTGCCTAAGTAGTCACTAGACTCTGGATCCGATGCCACAATCTTCGCTTCTTGAGCCCACGACGAACCATCGTAGGCGTAGATATAGACAGAACCGGCGTTGGTAATACCACCCGGGTCTTCGTTCGGCGCCCCCACAATAACCCTCGTCCCGTCCGAGTTCATGGCGACAGCGCCCCCGAAGTGGTCACTATTCTCTGGATCCGATGCTACAATCTTTGTACCCGTATCCCAAGACGAAGACGAACTATCGTAGGTATATATATAGGCTGCACCGGCGTTGGTAGGGCGCGAACCAAAGTCTTCATACCGCGCACCCACAATAACCCTCGTCCCGGCCGAGTTCATGGCGACACTCCACCCGAACTCGTCAAGCGTTTCCCTGTCTGGTGCCACAATCTTTGTACCCGTATCCCAAGACGAAGACGAACTATCGTAGGTATATATGTAAGCAGAACCGGCGTCTACAAGATCACCCGCCTGCCCGACCTCATCAGCCGCATCCTCAGCGTACGCCCCCACGATAATCCTCGTCCCGTCCGAGTTCATGGCGACACTCCACCCGAAATAGTCCGACGTCTCCTTATCCGATGCCTGAATCTTCACACCCGTACCCCAAGACGAAGACGAACTATCGTAGGTATATATATAGGCTGCACCGGCGCGATTAAGACCACCAGAGTCTTCACGGTACGCTCCCACGATAACCTTCGTTCCATCACCACTCATGGCGACGCTAATCCCGAAATTGTCATACGAGTTCTGATCTGCCGCTGGCGCTACAATCTTTGTACCTGTATCCCAATTCGAACCATCGTAGTTATAGATATAGGCACACTCTCCGGCTGCCACCGACGAAGCATAACCGACCCCTACGATAACCCTCGTCCCGGCCGAGTTCATGGCGACACTGTACCCGAAATAGCGTTCGGCCGTCGCATCTGATGTGGGGGGGACAATCTTTGTCTCAGTGCCCGCCCCCACCGTTGACCCTCCACTAACAAGTGTGGTTAACGGCGAAATACCAGTAACCGTGGGTGGTTGGGCGATAGACCCCCACCCCGATGCCGTGTACGATTCCATGAACCCAGTTGTGGAGTTATAGCGGATCATTCCGTTTGCGACTGTCGCCGGTCTCTGACCCGTCGTACCACTCGGAACGGTTAGAGCACCTGTTCCAGAAGTTCCGACGAAGCCGGCTACTTCTACATTCCCACTGGCGACTAAAGAAGTTGTAGGATTCGTAAACTCTATGGTTAAAGGCGTTATATTCCCTGTGGCCGTCACGGCTTCGAGAGAGTGCTGCGCTTCCACGTTGACCGTTCCCATGATGAGCGTTCCACCGAGTTC